CTTCCTTTAACTTATGAATTGCGTAAAATGGGGATACCTGTTATAAATTACACTCCTAGTAAAGGAAATGATAAACACGCTAGAGTTAATGCAGTTTCTCCTATTTTTGAGTCAGGACAAATTTGGGCTCCTGATACAAAGTTTGCTGAAGAAGTTGTAGAAGAGTGTGCTGCATTTCCATATGGGGATAACGACGATTTAGTGGATAGTACCACACAAGCAATATTGAGATTTAGACAAGGAGGATTTATCTCGCACCCTGAAGATGAAAAACAAGAACCTTTACCAAGGATTGAAAGAGAATATTACTAATGGCAGACGGTATTATAAATAAATATATAAATAAATTTCAATCAGCAGCTGATTTAATTCCTGATGATATTGTTAAAGGTCATTCAGACCAAATGTATTTAGATAGTGGACAAAATATTTACAATACTTCAAATAGTGTCAAAGATTATCATACAACAGCTAACGCAGATTTATCAAATAGAATATCAAATAAGATAGGAGAAAATTATGGTAACCTTGCACAAGCAGGTTATAATGTAGCTTCACCTTTAGCTTCTGTACCTATGAGTTTTGCATACGACGGTAAACAAGCATATGATAGAATGGAACCAGGTTCTGGAATAATGGGATTTGGAAAAGCATTTTTAGATGAGTCTCCTTTTTCTGCTGCTTATCAAAGAGCTCTTGGTGTAGCCGATCCTTTTTTTAATCAGTTTGGAATGACAACAGTTAAAGATAATTCATTAGAATCAAATTTATCTCCTACAAATATTAATTTTACAGATATATTACAACAAGATGTTAACAAAGACATATACAATGGATATGGATACAATTATAATGATGTTGATGCAATGACAGCAGACGAACAAGCACAATTACCTATTGATCCTTTAACACCACAACAAACTATGTTTGGTAAAGCAAAAGATTTAGCAAGTAGTGGTATAGGTAAAGCTGGAAAATTAGGTATGGATGTTTTTAATATGTTAAAAAATAATAATCCTATGGGTCTTATATCTTCAGGATTAGGAGGCTTAACAAATATGCTTGGAGGTATGTTTGAAGATAAACAATTATATGCAGATACTTATGATGAATTTGGTAATAAATATACAGCTGATCAACTTAATAGTATGAACGCTAGAGGTGGTTATTATACTGATCCTGCAAGAGCATCTAGAAGAAGACAAAATAGTATTTATAGAATGGAGAAAAGAAAAGCAGATGGTAAAAAAATTGGAGAAACTAGATTAGCAACTTTAAAAGCAATAGAAGAAAAAGCACAAGAAGCAAGAGATAAAGCTACAGCTGATAAAGTTGCAGCTTTTCAAAAGCAAAGAGCTGCTGAAACAGGAGCAGGTTCTTGGGGAACAGGAGATGAAGCTAATACGTTTGGAGAGAATATTGGTAGTGGAGGATGGGACAGTTACACCTAGACATAAATAAATATATGGGATATACAATTAACAAAGGTGTAAATTAATCAACAGGAAAGAGATATGGTAGATAGCATAGATAAAACATTACCCAATCAAATAGAAAAAGATCAAGAGTTTATAGAAACAGATGTAACGGAAGTAGAAACACCTACTGAAGATATTATTACCGAATCTGAAGATGTAGAAGTTACTCCAACAGAAGATGGTGGTGCTGAAGTTTCTTTTGATCCTAATGCAAAAGAAGCTCCTGAATCTAAAGGACATTTTGATAATTTAGCAGAATTAATGGATGAAGGTACATTAGATGAAATAGCTAATGATCTTTTTGATAATTATACAGAATACAAAGAATCAAGAGCTGACTGGGCAAACAGTTATAGAGAAGGTTTAAATTTATTAGGTTTTAAATATGAGAGAAGAACAGAACCTTTCAGAGGTGCATCAGGTGTTACACATCCTGTACTTGCTGAAGCGGTTACACAATTTCAAGCACAAGCTTATAAAGAATTATTACCTGCAGATGGTCCCGTAAGAGCTCAAATTATGGGAACTCTTACTCCGCAAAAACAAGACCAAGCACACAGAGTAAAAGATTTTATGAATTATCAGCTGATGGATCAAATGAAAGAATATGAACCTGAATTCGATCAGATGTTATTTTATCTACCCCTGACTGGCTCTACTTTTAAAAAAGTTTATTACGATGAACTTTTAGGTAGAGCCGTCTCTAAATTTGTACAAGCAGAAGATTTAATTGTACCTTATACTGCAAGTTCTTTAGAAGATGCAGAAGCTATCGTTCATATTATTAATATGAGTGAAAACGATTTAAGAAAACAACAAGTTGGTGGTTTTTATAGAGATGTAGAATTAGGAACACCACCCACTGAAAGTAATGAAATTAAAACTAAACAATTAGAATTAGAAGGTGTTACAAAAAATGATCAACAAGGCGATGATACATTTAAAGTATTAGAAATTCATACTAATTTAGATTTAGAAGATTATCCTGATATGAATGAAAATGGAGAAGAAACAGGAATTAAACTTCCTTACATTATTACAATTTTAGAAGGAAATAAAAATGAAATTTTATCTATTAGAAGAAATTATGAACCTAATGATCCCTTAAAGAAAAAGAAAAATTATTTTGTACAATTTAAATTTTTACCAGGTACAGGTTTTTACGGCTTTGGTTTAATTCACATGATTGGTGGTTTATCTAGAACTGCAACTGTAGCATTACGACAATTATTAGATGCAGGAACTTTAGCTAACTTACCTGCTGGTTTTAAAACTAGAGGAATAAGAATTAGAGACGATGCACAACCATTACAACCTGGTGAGTTCAGAGATGTCGACGCTCCGGGAGGAAATATAAAAGATCAGTTTATGCAACTACCTTTTAAAGGACCCGATCAAACATTATTACAATTAATGGGAGTAGTTGTTAATGCAGGTCAACGCTTCGCGTCTATCGCTGATATGCAAGTGGGTGACGGAAACCAACAAGCCGCCGTGGGCACCACAGTGGCGTTATTGGAGCGTGGATCGCGGGTAATGTCAGCTATACACAAAAGATTATACGTAGGACTTAAAGAAGAATTTAAATTATTAGCTAATGTATTTAAATCATACTTACCCGCTGAGTATCCATATGAAGTACCAGGTGCATCAAGAAATGTTAAAGTTGCAGACTTTGATGATAAGGTAGATATACTTCCCGTTGCTGATCCAAACATATTTTCACAAACTCAAAGAATATCAATGGCTCAAACTCAATTACAATTAGCTCAATCGAATCCACAAGTTCATGATTTATATCAAGCTTACAGATCTATGTATGAAGCGATTGGAGTTAAGAACATAAATGCTATTTTACCACCACCAATACAACCAACTCCTATTGATCCAAGTATGGAAGAAATTGCAGCTATGGGTGGAAAACCTTTTCAAGCTTTCCCTGGTCAAGATCATAAAGCTCACATTGATTCACACTTAAACTTTATGAAATCTAACATGGTTCAAAACTCTCCTTTAGTTATGGGCGCATTACAAAAAAATATATTAGAGAGAATTAGTTTAATGGCACAAGAACAAATTCAATTAGAGTTTCAACAAGAACTACAACAAGCACAACAACTTCAACAAGCCTTACAAGCTAATCCACAGAATCCACAATTGATTCAACAGGTAACTCAACTTACAAATACTATTAATTCAAGAAAAGCAGTGTTGATTGCAGAGATGACTAAAGATTATATGGATGAAGAACAAAAAATCATGGGTGAATTTGGTGGTGATCCATTAATTAAGTTAAAATCTAGAGAAGTTGACTTAAAAGCAGCTGATTTAGAACAAAAAACTATGAATGATGAACAAAGATTAAATTTAGATAAGGCAAAAGCACTTATGAATCAAGAAAACCAACAAGAAAAGCTACAACAAAACGAAGATCTAGCAGAACTGAGAGCAAATACTTCTTTAACAAAACAACGAATGTCTAATAGAAGTAAAATTCACGATTTTGGTAGAAATTTTGGAAAAAATTAAGTATATTAATAACAAGGAGATAAATTATGACAAAAGATTGGCAAAGAGGTTCAACATTCATGAACAAAGACGTTAAAGTTGAAAAAGAACTTGGCGTTGGCAAAGATGGT